ATACATCCTCGGATGGGTCCCAAGCGGAGGAGGAACAGACCCAAACAAGTTCCGAAGAATGCATACAGCGTCCCTTACGCTCGCGACTCAGTGCCCGCATGTTGAAGTTGACGTCAACTGCGACTCTGAAGCTTCGCTCATTATTCCCCACATCACGGCGCAAGGGTGGGCCGCGTTGAATTCAGTAAATGGCGCTCTTTTTGGCAACAATGGAAGTATTTTCATTGCAGCCTATGAGCCTCTTGCTGTTTCGACTGGTTCTCTCAACGCTACGTGGTCTCTTTTTGCTCATTTTGAAGATGTGGAATATTGCATGCCAGCCCAACCTCAAAGTAGAGCCGGAGCAAAGACCAAAGTTCGAAGAAAAGTTCGTGCCCCATTTGAAGCTGAGCAAGAATCGCAAGGACTGGGACCTTTGAGCACAGGTCTTACTATGGTCAGTCAGGGTGCCGCTGTTATAAGCGGGGTTCCCTTTCTGAGTTCAGTTGCTGGACCAGTTTCATGGGCAACTTCGCTTGCAGCTAAGGTGGCTTCAGCTTTTGGCTGGTCCAGACCCCACAATGCCGCCCAAACCATGATGATCCAGAGATTTATTACTCCTAGATTTACCAATGTTGATGTGGCAGACAACTCCACAGTTCTTGGGGCCACTGACTCTAATGCCGTTGAGGAACTTCCTGGTTTCGCAGGCACTGATTTAGACGAAATGTCTTTGTCTTATTTGACTAGTATTTCCTCTTTTTACAAGAGAGTTTTGTGGACCACTTCGAATGTTCAGGGAGATGCTCTTTTGACAAATGAGCAATTGACTCCGCGCGCTTATGTGACTACCAGCACTATAGCTGCAACTTCTGTTTACTCACTTGCACCAATTTCTTATTTTTCAGGGTTCTTTTCTCTATATAGAGGAAGCATCAAGTTCACTTTCAAATTGGTCAAGACAGAGTTTCACACTGGTAGGCTTTTGGTTGTTTTCAAGCCTTATGAAAACGCCGCGGGATTTCCAGCGGGCTCTACTTTCGCTGGTTCGGCTTATGAACATCGTGAAATTATTGATGTTCGCATGGGCAATGAGTTTACTCTTGAGTTTCCTTACATGTCTATTACGCCTTACCGTTCTATTACTGGTGGCGACAGCGCTTATGGAATTGTATATGTTTATGTGCTCAATACCTTGGAATGTCCCGCCAATGTCCCGCAGTCGATTACGATCTTAATTGAAGCTTCAGCAGGCAAAGACTTTGAGCTTGCTGAGCCTTGCGACATGTCTGGTAGGCCTACACAAGTCTACACACCTCAGTCTGGTCGGAATGTTTGTGAAATCGTCTCAGAAAATATAGGCAATTCGAGCAATTCTGAGACTGATGTTCCTTCGCGTCTGTGTATTGGTGAAAGAGTCACTTCAATAAGGCAACTTTTAAAGAGGTTTTCTCATTCGACAACAGACACATCTCCCGCACCAGGTTTTGCTCACGTTTGGAACATGTACCAAATAGACATGGGTTTCATTGACGCCACAGGTTTCACTGTGGCTTCAGTAACCCCAGATTCAATGACGTTTTTGGCTCCGTGTTTTGCGCTTTTGCGAGGTGGTCTTAGAGGGAAAATCGTTCCACAAGACACTCAAAATGTGCGCGTCATGACTATGGTCGTTCCTTATGTCACTGGCACGATTCTTCCTCTAGCTTCTCAAGTTTGGACAGCTGTGATTGGCACTATCACAGCCAACTACCTT